GGCGACATCCGGCGACTCATCATCAATGTGCCCCCGGGCTACACCAAGACGGAACTGGCCACCATTAACATGATGGGCAGGGGGCTGGCGCTGAACCGCCGGGCACGCTTCATGCATCTGTCCTATTCCCACAACCTGGCATTACTGAACTCATCAACTACGCGGAGCATCGTGAAGTCTGCTGCCTTTCAGTCTATGTGGCCGATGGCTCTGCGCGACGATGCCGACAGTAAAGCCATGTGGTGGACAGAATACGGCGGCGGGGTGTATGCCTCGTCCGCTGCCGGACAGGTCACCGGCTTTCGTGCCGGTCATATGGAGCCAGGCTGGCAGGGCTGTCTGATTCTTGATGACCCGGTCAAACCTGACGACGCTTACAGCGAAACCATGCGCGTCGGGGTCAACACCCGCTTCAACGAAACCATCCGTTCCCGTCTGGCCATTGAGACCACGCCCATCGTGGTCATCATGCAGCGCATTCACTACCACGATCTGAGTGGCTATCTGCTGCGCGGTGGCAGTGGCGAACAGTGGCATCATCTGAACCTGCCGGTGCTGATTGATAACAGCGAACAGTATTCGCTGGTGTACCCGGAAAACTTACACGCAATACCCATCGAACATGGTCTGCCTGACGGCTGGCTCTGGCCGTACAAGCACAATGAATCGCATCGCACCTCACTGTTTTCACACCGGCGCACAGCCGAAGCACAGTATATGCAGCGGCCCCGCCGGTTTAATGCCGACGGTGCACTCTGGACCGAAGCGATGGTGTCCGGTGCGCGTGCGCTGGATATCACCCTGCAGCCGTCCCGGACGGTTGTTGCCATTGACCCGCAGGCGACCAACAGCGAAGAGAGTGATGAGACCGGGATTGTGGTAGCAAGCAGTTACGGGCGCGGTAATGACCGGCTGTTTTCTGTCGACGCAGATTACTCCGGTAAGTACTCGCCGAACAGCTGGGCGAAGCGCGCCATCAGAGCCTGTGAAGAGCATCACGCTGAAGCTATTGTCATTGAAACCAACCAGGGTGGCGACATGGCCGAAGACACGCTGCGCAATGCGGGCTACCGCGGGCGGATTGTCCGCGTCCATGCCAGTAAGGGCAAGTTTGCCCGGGCTGAGCCCATTTCAGCGCTGTATGAGCAGGGCCGGGTGGCGCACCGAGGCAACCTCTACCAGCTCGAAAACCAGCTTCTGGAATACGTGCCCGCTACCGCGAAGAAATCACCGGACCGCCTGGATGCGCTGGTCTGGGCTGTTACAGAACTGTTCCAGCCGAAAGGCACAACAGTCCGTCCATTCTCTGCCTGACAAAACATCAATATGAGCAACGACGTCCGGAAGCGATCGCCCAAAATCGAATCGATGGCCGGATGCTGGCCGATGATTAATACGCTGCTGGGCGGCACGGCCGCCATGCGTGCTGCGGGCAAAACCTATCTGCCTAAATGGCCCAGTGAAGAAGAGGCGTTTTATCAGAACCGGCTGTCGGTGGCAACACTGTTTCCGGCGTTTTCGCGTACGGTCGAGGTGCTGAGTGGCAAGCCCTTTTCCCGCCCGGTCACCTGGAATGAAGAAGCGGTGCCTGCGCGCATACGTGAGATGTTCGGGGATGTGGACCTGCAGGGCACTAACCTGCACTCCTTTCTGGCTGACACCTTTGAAGAAGCGATGGCCTACGGACTCTGCGGCATCCTTGTCGAGCACCCACCTGCGGATAAACAGCTCTCTCTGGCTGAAGAGCGCAAGCGCGGATTGCGGCCTTATTTCGCCAGGGTGAATGCCACCAGCCTGCTGGATTACGACTCAGAACGGGTCAACGGACAGGAGACGTTCACGCTGCTGCGCTTCGTCGAGACGGTCAGTGAGCGCGACCCGCAGAATGAATTTGTCGTGAAAAATATTGAGCAGGTCAGGGTGCTGAATCCCGGCCGCTGGCGGATCTATCGCGAGAAGCTGAATGAAACGAGCGGAGTGCTGGAGTGGCAGCTGCACGATGAAGGCACCACCAGCCTGAAGAAAATCACCTTTGTTCCGGTCTACGGCGATAAGCGCGGGTTTATGAACAGCCGGCCGCCGCTCGCTGAACTGGCCTGGCTCAACGTTGAACACTGGCAGTCCCGCAGTGACCAGCAGACCATTCTGCATGTCGCCCGTGTACCGGTGCTGTTCGGCAAAAAGCTCGGTGATGGTCCCATTTCGGTGGGTGCGGCATCGGCCATCCTGTCTGAAGAAGATGAAGCGGACCTGCGTTATGTAGAGCACAGCGGCAAAGCCATCGAGGCGGGACGCACAGACATCATCGACCTTGAAGAGAAAATGCGCCAGATAGGGGCGGAGCTTCTGGTGGTAAAACCTGGCCACCGCACCGTGGTGCAGACGCTGACCGATAACGAAGCGGGCACCAGTGCGCTGCAGCGCATGGTGTGTGACCTCACAGATGCGGCCCGGCTGGCGCTGCAGTATCTGGCGGAGTGGATTGGTGAGTCCGAAGGCGGACACGTCACTATCTTCAGTGACTTTGGTGCCACCACGCTGGCTGAAGCCTCGGCTGACTTCCTGGTGGACATGTATAAAACGCGGGCACTGTCCGACGAGACGCTGTTTAACGAGATACAGCGCCGTGGCCTGATTAACAGCGAACTCCGCTGGGCGGAAGAGCAGGCGCGTATCCGCGCAATGCCGTGCCCGGTATCAGATAAACCGGCCACAACAACGCCGGCTTAATCTTCTCCGGGCCCGTGCAGATGCATGGGCCTTCTTTTATTGCCGCTCGCTGCGGATGCAGCGCGGTGCCACGGGCCGGATGGCTCATTACTGGTTGGATGACCCTGATGAAACTGAAACTCGATGAGAACGGCCATGTGGTCGTCAACGATGGCAAACCCGTATACGTGCAGGACGACGGCAAAGAACTGGCGTTTGATGTCCCCGGCACCCTGCAGACCATCTCGCGTCTTAACGGTGAAGCAAAGTCGCACCGTGAGCGTGCGGAAAGTGCAGAAACGCTGCTTAAGACCTTTGAAGGGATTGATGATCCGTCAGCGGCGCTGGCAGCACTGGACACCGTGAAGAACCTGGAAGACAAAACGCTGGTGGATGCCGGTGAAGTCGAAAAGGTCCGCACTGAAGCCGTACGTGCGCTGGAAGAGAAGTATGCCCCCATCGTGAAAGAACGCGACGACCTGAGCCAGAAGCTCACGGCGGAGAAAATTGGCGGCAGTTTTGCCCGTTCAAAATTCATCGCTGAGAAGATGAGTATTCCGGCTGACCTGGTGGAAGCCCGCTTTGGCAGTAACTTCCAAGTGGTCGGTGACGCCGTCACGGCATTCGACCGTGAAGGCAACAAAATCTTCAGTGCGGTGAAACCCGGTGAAGCTGCCGGCTTCGATGAAGCACTGAGCATTCTCGTTGAGCACTACCCGTATAAAGACCAGATTCTCAAAGGCACCGGCGCATCAGGCGGCGGCTCTGCTGGGGGGAATGGCAACAGCAGCCCCAACACACTTACCCGTGAACAGTTCGAATCCCTCAGCCCTCAGGAGCAGAGCGAAAGGGCCTGTGCGGGTGTACAGATTACCGATTAACAGGATAACCCTGCATGTCTAATACCCTGACTCAACTCATTCCCGACCTGTATCAGTCGCTGGATATCGTCTCACGTGAGCTCTGCGGGTTTATTCCCTCCATCACGCTGGACGCCACAGCAGAACGCGCAGCGCTCAACCAGCCAATCCGTATCCCTGTGACACCGGCTTCAGACGCTGAAGATGTGAAGCCCGGACAACTGCCCCCGGATGACGGTGACCAGGATATTGGTAATGTGCCGCTGGCCATTACCAAATCGCGTATGGTGCCGTTCCGCTGGGAAGGCGAACAGCAGAAGGGCATTAAATCCGGTCCGGGTTACCATGGTATCCGCCGCGACCAGGTTACCCAGGCGATGCGCACGCTGGTTAATGAAATCGAAGAAGATTTGGGCGAGCTGTTCCGTCGCGCTTCACGCGCATCCGGTGAAGCGGGTAAAACACCATTTAAAGATACCCTGACTGACACAGCACAGGTGCGCAAAATCCTGACGGACAATGGCGCACCGCTCAGCGATTTGCAGTGTGTCATCGATACCACTGCAGGCGCGGCACTGCGAACCATGGCGCAGCTGACCAAAGCCAATGAGGCCGGAACCACAGCACTGCGTTCTCAGGGCACACTTCTGGAGTTACATGGTTTTACATTGCGTGAATCAGCCGGCGTCGCTCAGGTGAAAAGTGAGTCGGGTGAAAAGCCACTTAAGGACAGAACCTTAACAGTTGCTGAGGATTGCCCGGAAGGAAGTCTGTCTGTAAAAATCCAGCCTTCAGATGGCGACAACAGTAAATCCAGCGTGCCCGGGTTCGTTGAGGAAGGGTGCGTCGTCATTATTGGGAAGCACAAATATATCGTTGCCGCTAAAAGTTTTAACACCATTGACATTCATGAGCCCGGACTGATGGAAGATGTTAAGCCAGGAACCAAACTGGAAATTGTCAGTGAGTTCACTGCCAACTTCGCATTCAGCCGTTCAGCCATCATCCTGGCTACCCGCGCCCCGGCGCTGCCGGAAGAAGGCGACATGGCGGATGACCGCATCATGATCACCGACCCGCGCACTAACATGTCGTTTGAAGTCTCCATGTACAGACAGTATCGCCGTGTGCGCTATGAAATCGCCGCGGCATGGGGATGCCAGAACATCAAACCGGAACACAGCGCCCTGTTGCTGGGTTAGTCCTGGTCAGCCACTTCAGACAAAGTCCTTTCAGATGAGGTCATACATGCTGACACCCCAGCAGCAGGCCGACGCACGTCGCTATATGGGCTATCCCATGACCGGCGACACGTCACCTGACGATCGCAGTGATGCAGCTTACGCACAGGTCACATCAGGCCGGTTCCAGACGCTGGCTCACCGGCTGACTACGCTGCGGGCTGAGGAGGAAGCCATCGTAGTGAACTATCTGACGACACTGGCCGGTCTGGAAAGTGGCATCACCCGGGCAGCAGATAACCTTGATACGGATAAAGCGGCTGTCTGGCAGCGTAACCGATCTGAAGTGTCAGATCGCACGCGTCTGTACAATCAGTGGCGGCGTCAGCTCTGCGGACTACTCGGGATCCCGCCGGGCCCGTCGCTGGGCAATGGCGCATCAACTGTGACCCGGTGCTGACATGGACGCACAGCAGCTGGCCGCGAAGGTCAGTCAGGGAAACGGGAAGGCCGCGAAACGCCTGGGCATTAAGGCCCGTCATTACCGGGCAGCATCACCGTTCAATCCGCTGGCCACACAGCCGCTGCGGGAGCTGTCGGCCTCATTCACCACCGATTACGGCTACATGCGCGCAGCGCGGTTTGGACAGGCCACCCGTATTGGCATCTTTGATGCGGCGGGGTTTGAGGTTGGTGATATCCTGGTATCTGCGGAGGGGACCTTTTACGTGGCCGCCATGCCGCTGTTACAGCCCATTCTGTGTGTCAGGGCTGAGCGGCTCGTCAGCATCCGGCGGACCGCTCCCGAAGGTTCCGAGGCCGGGCTTCAGGAATACAGTGGCACCACAGCTACGAATGAAAAGCTCATTATGTCCGGCTGGCCTGCCAGTATTCTGCTCAGCCGTGGCGGTGAGCACAGCCCGCTTAAGTTGCCGGGTGAGACGCGCGGTGCCTGGCACAATATTCTCATGCCTGCATTCAGAGGCCTGTCTTTTCATGCCGGAGATTTTGTGACGGATGAAGCCGGGCAGCGTTATGTCGTCAGTGGCACGGAACTCACAGACATGGGCTGGCGCCTGACAGCGCTTCGGGTGACGGTGTAACATGGCAAGTACCGATGATGTTGCCCGTTACCTGGCAGGGCGTGTTTCAGATGCAGTCTACCCCGCTGGCAGCGGGCTTCCGTGCATCATTAACGCCGCAGTGAAAATCTATCCGGGCTGGCCGGTGCCGGGCACACTTCAGCAGGATATCGAGAACGGTGGTGTGCACGTCTCCGTATGGCCACTGCCGACAGAGCGTAAAATCAGCACGGCGCTTGGCAGGCCGTTCCGTTTGATGGCGAAGGGCAAACCCTCGCTGCAGTTCACAGTGAACGGCACCGCGATAAGTGTTGCCGGTGTGGCGTCGGCACTGACTAACGTGCAGATAACCCTTAACGGGAAAACATACACCTTCCACTTCCAAGCAGGCACTACGGCCGAAAAGGCACTTTATATTCTCTCTGTCAGACTGCCCCGGTCATTCACTATAAGCAGCAGTCTCTGCATTATGCTGGTGAGACACATCAGTCTTTCCGTCTCGACCGCGGGTACTGCCGTCAGGGAGCTACGCAGGCAGATAAAAGATTTCCAGGTTACTGTCTGGGCACCCACGCCTGGCCTAAGAGACCGCATCGGCAGTGCCATTGATACGGCGCTCTCTGAACAGTGTCACATTGACCTCAACGACGGCGCGCCCGCGCAGCTCCTTTATACCCGGCAGTCTGATTCCGACAGGTCAGAGAACTGGCATGTCTACCGGCGCGACCTGATTTTCAGCGTGAATTACGCCACCACCCAGGCCATTACCGCACCTGAGGTGACCAGCACGGTTGTCACCGTTAACGGCCAGCAGACCACACCGTAAACCCTTTTTCCAGCATCAGTTCACTCATCCGGAGTCTCACTCATGCCGATTTATTCAACCGGCGATCTCAGCACGTCTGCACTCACGGCACCTGACCTGTATGTTCAGGTTGTTCCGCCCCGGGCACGTTACATTAACGGTGTACCCACTGACGGGCTGGGGCTGGTGGGTGTGGCAGGCTGGGGGCCGGTAAACAGCGCCTTTCGTATCACGTCAGATAATGACATGGCATTCTTTCTGGGCACGCCTGAAAACCGTAAGTATGACCTGGCGACAGCGGCTGCCATTTCACTTCAGCTCGGTGCGGCGAACCTGAATTGTGTGCGTGTGACAAACGGTCAGGATAAAGCGGCCAGTGGCAGACTCTGCGACAATGGCAGCAAGTCAGGCCTGCTGCTGACCGCACTCTACAGCGGGACGCGGGGAAACCAGATAATTGCAGGTATCGGCAGCGGTACCGCGGTGAACTCGAAAAAGCTGACCATCAGTCTGCCGGGCGTGAGTGCCGAAGTCTTTGATAACCTGCAGGGTGAAGGGGATGCGCTGTGGAAAGCGATGGCAGAGGCCGTAAATCACGGTCAGATGAATATCCGCGGTCCCAGCCAGCTGGTACGCGCGAAAGTAACCGAATCTGAAGCGCCCGCACAGGCCGCGGTTAAAGAGATCACACTCAGCGGGGCCACCGACGGCGCGACCGGTATCACGGATGCCACGCTACTCGGTACAGACGGCACTGATGCTCCGCGTAAGGGTATGTATGCCCTGCGTGGCACAAATTCACAGGTCATCAACCTTGCCGATGTGACCGATAAAGCATGCTGGCCTGCGATGGCGGCGTTTGCGCGCTCCGAAGGTGCCTATGCCATTACCCAGGGCCCGGCCTCAGCCGGATGTCAGGCGGTATCGGAAGCACTCAACAGTTCTGGCGTGGACGACTGGCATTTCAAGCTGATAGTGGGTGACTGGCCTTACTGGAAAGATACCGCAAACGGCACAAGCCGCATGATTGCGCCCGCCACGTTTGAAGCGGCAAACATTGCCGCCCGGGCACCGCATATCTCTACGCTCAACAAGCGCATCCCCGGCATCATTGCCACCGAGCGGCAACTGGCGGGGCGTCCTTACTCCGTGCCGGAAATCGGAGCCATAAACTCAGCCCGCCTCGACGTCATCACCAGTCCCTGTCCGGGCGGCAGTTACTTCGGCATGCGCTCGGGGCGTAATACCTCATCGAATCCGACCCAGAACGATGACACTTACACCCGCATGACCAACTTCCTGTCGCTGACCATAGCGGCGAGCTTCGGCAGTGTGGTGGGTGACAATCAGACCACGGACCTGCGCCGGGAAACCAAAAGCACGCTTGAGTCTTTCCTGTCGAACCTGGAAACGCTGAAGATGATTGGCGACCCGAATGGCGGACCAGCCTTTGCGGTGCGCCTCGATGCGGCTAATAACCCGGATGCGCGCGTGGCACTGGGCTACATGACCGCCGATGTGCAGGTCAAATACCTCAATGTGGTGCGCTACTTCCTGGTGAATCTGGAAGGGGGCGGCAGCGTGTCCATCTCCGTCTCAGACAGTTTGTCGCGCTGAACTGTGCCTCACTCCTCATTACTCCGGAGATAAACCATGCCAACCCTTGGCTATACCGTCGGGCGTGATATTGCCGTCGATATCAATACGCCGACGGGAAAACTGCGCATTCCCAAAATCATGAGCTTTGACTCTAAGCCGCAGGTCTCGACCCATAAAATCACGCCGCTCAACGGCATTACCGACGAACTGCAGATCCCCGTCGGCTGGAATGGCACCATCACGGCTGAACGTATGGATGCCACGCTCGATGATTTCTGGGCGAGGTGGGAAGACAACTACTATAACGGCATCGATCAGCCCCGCGGCACCATCACCGAAACTATTACCGAGGCAAACGGCACCGTCAGCGTGTACCGCTATGAGGGGGTGTCGTTTCACCTTACCGATGCAGGCAACAAGCAGGGTGAAAAGACAGTTAACCAGACCCTGTCATGGACAGCCAACCGCCGTAAAAAAGTGAACTGAGGAACAAATCATGGTGCAGGTAAGAGTGCATGAAACGCCGCCCGCCGTGGCAGAGTCTGCGGTCAAATCCGACCAGGTCCGGGATGCCAGCGGGCGCGTCATCACCCTGCGTGAGCTCGACCCGGTGCAGGAATCCAGGCTGACTGTAGCTGTCGGCCCCGAAATGGCCATCAACGTGATGTACATGAACATGTACGCCTTTCCGGCAGCGGCCGTGGCTGACATAGACGGCGAAGAATACCCGGTGCCGCAGAACCCGAAGCAGATTGAAAGCATGCTCGCTATTTTGGGCAAAAGTGGACTTAAAGCGGTGAGCGCCTTTCTTCGTGCCAGGTCCAAAGACAACGAAGATGAGGCTACGGAGACCGCCGCAAAAAACTAGCGCAGAACCCCGCCTTTATAAACCAGTGCTGGCTGATGAAAGCCGGGGTTCCGTTCAGCGTGATTTTCCCGGGCCTGACAGCGCTGATGCCCCATGAGCGCATCGCCATGGGTGTGGTCATCGGCGAGCTTGAAGGTGGCATCTATAACTGGAACACGCGCAGGTGGGAGGAGGGTAAGTAATGGACCTTGAGCAATTTGCGCGTGAGCTGTCGTCTGATTCAGCCTCAATCGCTACCGGGCTGGAGGCCAGTTTCCGCGTCATCGTGAAAGAGATTGAGGAAACGGCTAAGGAAGAAATCGGCGTATATCAGCCTGCTTACGGACCATTTGATGACTGGGCACCCCTTGCAGAATCGACCAAACACGATCGCATACGCCAGGGTTACAGCGAAGACGAACCGCTTTTGCGCTCAGGTAAACTCAGAGACTCGATACAGAGTGAGGTCATGGGACTTGCAGCCATCGTCGGAACCAAAAGTGAGATCGGGCTGTGGCAGGAGGTCGGTACTGAACGCATACCACCGAGACCGATCATAGGACCGGCGTACGTTCGGAGGATTGGCCCACTGATAGAAGCAATTGAGCAGGCGATTTTTAAAGGCTTTAGGGCTTATTGATTAGAATTATGTGAGTTAGCCAGCGACTAAAGTCTACTAATATAGTAGCGTTGATAAGATCAAGTCAGACTCACACATCATCATAAATCTATCTGATTATCAATTTGTTAAAAAATTTTCAAGATAGGTTCCCTCTATCAACTTGCCAAAAAAACAGCACTGTGTTTTTATACAGTCATATAACTGATCATAATTACAGCTAACCAGCCAACAGTTAAACATTTATGATTGATTGATTTTAAGATTAGTCTAATACCAATGGAGTCTGAATGGCTGGCGAAAGTAAACAAAAAGCAGTGCACTACAAAAGGGCTGTCATAAAAAACTCATGCTCATCGTTGCAAACGATACTTGAAGATGCAGTAGGCGTTGGAGGTGCTTTTGAAAAGGTTGATCACAGACAAGAGTATCTAGTTCCTGGGGATGACTCAGGCGGTGCTAGATTCATTAACAAAAGTACAAACTTTAAAACCTTATTTTTTGGTCAATTGATTTCCTTCGAAAAAGGCAGAAGCCAAGCATTGCTTACGATGAATGGAGATGTGTCATTCTATAACATAAAGTCTATAACCTCTAGTCAGATAGCTATTTCAAGCGATAAAGATGAAGAAGGCGAAGAGCAAGTTGATGGTGCGAAAAGAGAGTTTGTTGATTCCTTTCTTTATTTTGGAGTTTATGGAAATCATATAGTGATGATGCAGTCTAGTGCTTTACGATCTAAAGATTTAGAGACTCATCTTAACTGGTTACTTAAAGGCGCAGGTGTTCTTGATTCTTCATCGGAGATAATACTGCAGGATAAACCAACAGAAGAAGCATTTCGTCAATTACAAAACGCTCCAGTCAAAAGTATAAAAATAGGTGCTCCAGTAAAAGGCAGTGCTGTAGAGAATCCTTCAAGTGAAAGGTCTTTGGTTGAAGTTAATCAAGTCAGAAAAATAAAATTTATGCCTGAAGGTAAAGGTGGGGATGTCATCGCCGCAGCAGTAGGTGAAAACTGGGTCGAAAAATTAGATCTAAAAGAAGCGTTGGATGAAGCGAATTTGCAAGTCCAAATAGAAATAACCTATCTCAGAAAAACCACCAAAAGAGGTCAGCAAGTTATTGATTCCATAGCTACTTCCTTGCGTCATATGGATGATGAGGATTTTCAGATAGAACTCAAAGGAGGGGGGGTGTTGGTCGGCAAAGACCTGCGCCTTTCGGGAAATTTAAGTGTAAAGTATCATAATGGTTTAGTTGATGAAGATGACCTTTATTTAAAAATGCATAAGTGGCTAAATTCTAAGATAAGTTTAGGTGATATTGATGATGTTACATGACTAAAGGTGAGTTGAAATGTTAAAATATTTTATAGGATACGCATCTGCTTTTACTGGAGGTGCTTTGCTGTTTTATTTTTTAACATTCCTTCTGGGTAATAACATCATTATTCCACTTGGTATGCTTGGCCTGCTTCTACTTCCTGTAGCCGTTTGCTCACAAGTGATATACAAAACTAATGAGTTAAAAGAAAGTGCATCTCTTAAAGCCGCCGAACAGAGAAGGCTTGATTATTACATATCAAAGAAAATATTCCGGTGTTACTGCTGGCTAGTTTTTTATATCTTTACTGCTTTGTTGTTGCTTGTTGTTTATTATCTTGGTGAGGCAAAGTACATCTTTATCAAAGAGGTCGTTGTCGTTGTTGGTGGCCTATTTGGAGTATCGTTATCCTCCATACTCCATTTACACATGAAGTATGTGGAAGTTTCTGACTTTAAAGCTCATTTGATTCAAAGAGAAAATAAACTCAAGAGACAAAAAGAATTATTAAAAGGCTTAAGAGAAAAGAGTTAGTCCGTTGTAACAATTAATTAATAAAATAGCCCGCCTTGGCGGGCATATTTTATGCCTGTAAAAAGAGGTCCCTATGGATGTTCAGGCTTACCGTGTAGCCGTGCGCCTTGCACTGGATGACCAGATTACACGCAATCTGCTGCAGGTGAGCCGTGATGCAATCGAGCTCAATAAGAAGTTCGTCACCATCACCAGGAACATCAAAGCACTGACCCGTGCGGCCCGTGAAGCAACATCCGCACTTCGGGCACTCAATCGCTCCCTCAATAATGAGTTCTCTGGTGCGTCACGCGGCGCGCGTGAATATGCCGGAGCCATCCGCGAGATAGCTGACCAGGCTCAGCGTATCAACCGGGCCTCGCGTAATGCCCCGCTGCTGGCGGGTGGTTACGGTGCAGCCATGACACTGCCCGTTCTGGCAGCGGGGGCCGCCGCTGCAGGTGGCAGCGGTGGAGTTGGCACCCCTGGCGGGAGGCTCGCACTGCCTCCGTCTTCAGGACAGGGTGGCTGGTGGCATGGCTGGCATAATGGCGTGCCCCCGGGCGGCTGGGGCGGCGACGGTGCAGGGCGTGGTGGCGGTGATGGACACTCTCTTGGCGGAGGCTCCTTTTCAGAGGGTATGACCAATCTGGCCACCGGCTATCTGGGTTTCAGAATGCTGAAAGGCTTTGTTGATGAGGCAGCCCGCTACCAGACCATGACCGAGAAGTTCAGACAGTTCGGCATGGGTCAGGCGGCAACAGAAGATGCACTGCGTTTCGCTGAAACTACCCGTATCCGTGGCTCCTCGGCTACTGACATGCTGAAATATCTTGTGGAAGCGCAGGGGGTATTCAGCGAATCCGGAGCAAAAACGCTGGATGAGCAGCTGCGCGCGGCGAAACTGGCGGCACCGGTGCTGGCGCGTATTACCTTCGCCTCCCGCGGGCTGGATGAACATCAGCGTGAAGCCACAACCGCAAAACAGATGGATATGCTGCGCTTCACCGAGACGGCGGGTGGACTGAAAAGCCCGGGGCTCTTCAATGAACTGATGGACGCGGCGTTCCGTGCCATACAGTCTTCAGGCGGTAATGTCGATTTCACCCAGTACCGTCAGTTTATGGCCAAAGCGGGCACCTCTGCCTTTAACCTGAGCAATAAAGCCCTGTTTGCTGAGCTGGAGCCGATTATCGGTGAACTGAAGGGGAGTTCAGCGGGTGATGCGCTGATGACCGCTTACAACCGGTTAAACGGGATTGTGAAGCTGCCTAATCAGGTCACGCACGACCTGATGACGATGGGCATTTGGGATGCCAGCAAGATTGAACTCAACAGCCTGGGCGGCGTGAAGCGTTTCCGGGGCAATCCACTTATAAACGCGCAGCTCTTCAGCCAGTCGCCTGTCGAATACTATGAAAACGTCATCCTGCCACTCTACCGCAGGCACCATTACACCGAAGAACAGAAGCAGCGTGAGAACGCCCTGATATTCGGGCGTACCGGCGGCAAGATGTTCAGTCTCATCGACAAACAGCTTGAGACCATTCATCACCGCATTGATGCCTACGGAGTCGCGCGCGGCCTGAATGATGCCTATGGTGCGGTCGGCAGCACTTACAACGGCAAAGCGATCGACTTTCACAAGAAATGGCAGGACCTGCAGCGGGTAATGGGGGAGGACGGCGGTCTGCTGGACACATTCACGCAGGGGCTGGAAACACTCACGCACTCTCTTCAGCAGATGGCAGACATTGCGCACCGGCATCCTGAGATGGCGAAGTTTGCGGGGCAGGCGGCGCTGGCCGTGACCGGCCTTGCAGGCATCAGTGGCGGATTCTGGCTCATCAGACATGCTGCGGGCGCACTGCTGACACCACTTAAACTGGCGGGCTGGGGCATTGACCTGCTTATTGGCAGAAGCGCCACTACAGGTCTGACAGGACTCACCGCCGCGCTGACCGGTCTGCCGGGCATAATCTCTGCCGTAACGCTTGCCGCCCTGTATCCCGGCAGCACGGTATCGCAGAGCCGGGAAATGGCAGAGCGTGGCAGACTGGCACGTCAGAATGCGCTTGACCACGGCGTTGCCTATAAACCCTGGATGCCTGCCCAGGCGGACTTCGACAGACAGCATCTTCGTGAGCAGGCGTTTCGTAAAACCGGCAGGTATCCCCCGATACCGCCAGTTTCTGGCGTTAATAACGGGCAGCCCGTAAATCTGCTGATGACGCATGAAGGTCGACAGGTACTGGTGGCCACTGTCATGAGTGGCATCAGTAAGCAGGCAGCCAGAGCACCGTCATCCACCAGCACCTTCGATCCATCCATGCTGATGGTCTATCCCGGTCAGGCTGGCAGCCTCTCTCTGCCCTGATGACAGCCTGGTTTGAACCACATCCCTGCAGGAAGGCCTTATCTGCCTCTTCTTCAGCTAACACCTTCACAACTTCCGGTATTCAGAATTCTGAACGCCGCTTTGGCCATGCTGATTTCACTGTTAGTGAGGTAATGAAAATCGCAGTCACTGCGTTCCGTTATGGCAACTGTGAGATTATCTGTGGAGCAGGATAATGCTTAATGAATTCGTTTTATTGCTGATGCTCATGGGCGCAGGGCAGGCAACTGCCGGGGTGGCGCATCATCAGGCAAACACTGGCATTACTGCAGAACAGCCGCAGCGTCCATCGCAGACAGATGCACTCATGCGAAATAAACTGCTGAACGATCCGCTCTCTCCTGTCGTCGGTGCTGAGCAACCTGTACTGAAAATTGTCAGTTTCGTGAACTACGACTGTATTCATTGCAAACGACTGGACAGTAATCTGGAAAAGCTTTTAAAGGCCTATCCTCAGATTGCGATCATCTACAAACTGATTTCATACGGTCCGGAAGCGTCAACCGCTGTTACGCGCATGGCGCTTGCCGTCTGGATCGAAGAACCTGAAAAATTCCATGCTTTTCACCATGCGTTGATGTCAGACAGCGGTATGGGTGACGACCTGCGTATTTATTCAGCCCTGCATGCTGCCGGAATGAAAGTCACAACTTATCCGCTTGATACACAGAACATTATCGAAGTGAATAAGGCGTTAATGAGACGGCTTCATTACACAGGTACGCCGACAACCATCATCGGGGACAGGGTGCTGCCTGGCGAGGTTACTTATGACTCGCTGGAAGAGGCCGTCAACATCGCACTGGCCGAAATAAATAACAGTCATCATCTGGCTGACCTGCAGCAGAATAAAATCCGGACTGAATAACGTCTGGGTAGGAGCTTTTTTTGCACCATATTTGATGTCCGGACATCTTTTGCAGGCAGCCTGAACGGTCAGGCCCTGTAAATTCGCATGCCTCCCGACAGATGGCGGCTCCTATTTTCATTGTCAGTCATATCTGAAACAGGCACTCGCAGTATGTCCCTTCTGAATTCTCTTTCGCAGTTTGCGCCGGGCATTGATCCGACTGTGACCCGCCTGATGTTAGGCGACTTCGAATTCATGGGGTTTGAAGTCCCCGAACAGGTTGTCATTCACGGCAGGCAGAAAACCGTCCAGCATCAGATGATTGGCGGCCACCGCATTATTGATGTGCTGGGCACGGAGTATGAGCCACTGACCTGGTCTGGCACCATCACGGGCTCGCAGGCGGGTGAGCGGGTGAGCGCGCTTGAACGCATGCGGGATGCCGGGCACCCGGTTCTGTTGACGCTCGATGACTATCGTTTCACGGTGGTAATCACCGCGTTCAGTCCGGTCTACGAATATGTCTGGCGCCGCCCCTATTCCATTGAGGTCGCGGTTGTCCGCAATGAGGGCTCGCCAGCGAAAGTGGATGCCCTGACCGGGGCGCTGCGGGAGCTGATTGACAGCGACCTGGGCCGCGCGCTGGGCCTTGCCAGTATCATCAACGTTGATGCCGTTACGCAGGCAATCAGAAATCTGCATCAGGCGGTTAAGAAGGTAACGGACTTTGCGCATGCTACTGTTGCGCAGATTCAGTCCGTTGTCAGACCCCTGATTGCAGCCCGGAACATCATTCAGCATGAGCTGGCACTGCTCGAGGCTGCGGCACTGGAGATTACCTCGCTGGGTGGACTGGTACCCGGCAATCCCATATCAAAAACCGTCAGTAACCTGCTTCTTCAGTCAGACCACGCGACCCGCATTCCGGCCCTGTATCATCTTCAGAATGTGCTGGGCAGGCTTAACAAAAATGTAAATTCAGGTCAGGCCGCCAATGGCGTCAGAGCGGTAACGTTGTCCGGTGGCAATATGTATAAGGTGGCATCAGAGCAGTATGGGGACGCCTCTTTATGGACCAGTATTGCCGATGCCAATGACCTGGCCGATCCGCAGCTGAGCGGCATTCACACGCTGAAAATACCCACCAGCCCGGCGAGTTAGCGATGAACGTCAGCAACCCCATTACCGAATCGAGCGCCCGCCATGTCAGCGGGCGTTGTGTTTTAAATGGCACAGACGTGCCATTTGTATCATTCAGCGTTGAGAACAATGCCTTTCGTGGTGCAGGGACATTTGAGCTTACGCTGGCGATTTCAGCGCTGCCACCGGGCATGCAGCTGCTTAACTGGTGGGCGGTGCAGACAACCATCAGAGTCGAACTGATCATCTCGGTCATGACGCTGGCGGGGATTAACGAAAAAAAACACATCACCGGCAATATCGATACCTGGCATTACGAACCGGCACGTTTTGAGATCTCAGCTGAAGGGCGTGATTTTACTGCAAAGCTGATTGATGCGAAGACCACGGGTGAAAGCTTTAAAAATCTCACCAGTTCACAAATAGCTACCACGCTGGCTCAGCGTCATGGCCTGACACCCATTGTCACAGCAACGTCACAGCGCGTCGGTGAGTACTACCAGATTGATTCGACTCACCTGACAGGCGAACAGACGGAATGGGACCTGATAACCAGCCTGGCGGGCATCGAAAACTTTTCGGTTTATGTGGAAGGTGACAGCCTGCATTTCGAACCCCGACGCGACCCTGCCGGTGATGACGATTATGTTATCCGCTGGCAGCCTCCCGGTGAGCAGGCGTATCCCCGCTGCCATGTCTCCGATGACCTGACATTTTCACGTGCGCTGACAATTGCCAGGGGAGTATCGGTTGAGGTGCTCAGCTGGAATGCAAAGTGCAAGAATAAACAGTTCAGTGCCTCTTACCCAAACCCTGGTAAGCGAACAGTTCCCGGAAGCGCCTCATCTGACACTCAGATTTATCGTGTCATACGTAACGGATTAACGCCTGAAGCAGCCCATGCGCTGGCACAGTCCATCTACCGACAGGTGATACAGCACGAGATGAACGTTAGCGGATCAACGGCAGGTGACAACCTGCTCATGCCTTATATGCATGTACGTATTGAGGGTACACAAAGCCCGTTCGACCAGATTTACCATTGTGATCGGGTGCGACGTACGCTGAGCTGGGAAACAGGCTACACCATGCAGATGTCGGGTAAGAACCACAGCACGGCGCCGGGTGTTGAGCGGTGAGGGCGCTGCTGAATATCATGGCGGCGACATCGCGCCAGAGCAATGCGGGTAAGAGTGGCACACGTCAGGGCATTATCACGGCTTATGACCCGGATAACTACACAGTGAAGGTACTGCTGCAGCCGACGGGTGAGGAAACCGGCTGGATCCCCCTCAGCACGCCCTGGGCAGGAAACGGCTGGGGGCTTGCGGCAGGGCCGATGATTGGTGCCGTAGCTGAGGTTGAGTTTGATTCCAGCCTGGCCGGGGTTGGCATGGCGGCAGGGCAGTTTTATAACGATGAAGACCGCTGCCCGGGCCCCCCTTCCGGTGAATTCTGGCTGGTGCATCAGGGCGGATCGCTTTTGAAGTTTCTCAACAGCGGGGACGTCCTGCTGAGTGCGAAGGAAAAACTCATTTATGACGCACCAGCACATCACTTCACTGGTGGCGACGTCCGGATAGATGAAAATCTGACGGTCGGTAAAGAGATCAGCGACAACAATGGTCGCTATGGCACGGTTCATCATATTCGTACCGTTTATAGCGGTCACACACATCTCGAGAAAGGTCAGGGCAACTTTACAGCCCCGCCAGAACAGCAAATCAAAGCCACTCTGCAACGGTAACCTATGCACGACCTTTATCATTTTACCGGAGGAGATCTTGCGCCCTCCTCTACGGGCGATCTGCGCACGGCTCTGGGCAGCGTTCGCACGAAGCAACGTATTCTGCGACGACTGCTGACCAACCCGGGTGATTATCTGTTTCATCCTGAATACGGTGCCGGGCTGGGTAAAAAAGTCGGTGAAGCTGTACAGCCGGGCGAGTGGAAGGCGCTCATCAGCGGCCAGATGCTGCTTGAAGAGGCCGTC